AAGCTTCTAAAGCTAAAGTGGATACCCTACAGACGGAAATATTTCTGCTTACTGTTGAAACTGCCTTATTGGAGGAGCAAGCAGATTCTATTATGAACGTACTGGGAACATCTGAGACAAAACGTAAACAAGAAAGAGATGCACACAATCGCAAAATGGCTGAGCTTGGTAAGCTTTCTAACGCTGAGCTTGCCCGCTACTTCGCAGAGCGTTACAATCGTAAATAACGATACGCTAATCTGCCTACCAGATTCTATTGCTAGAAAGGTTATTGCCGATCTAGAAGAAGGAGACCTATGTCAAAGAGAGCTGCTGAGCTATAAAAAAGATGTTGAGAGTTATCTTACTCTAGTAGGTATAAAAGATGAAGAAATCGAAAAGTTAAAACTTATTGCAGTTAAGAAAGACGGAATCATCACTGAACTAAATTTACAGATAAGTTTAAAAGAAAAAGAAATAGCAGTACTTAAGACTGATAAAGCCGCCAACTACTGGAAAGGCTTATTGACCGGTTTAGGAACCGGAGCAGGTCTGGTACTGATATTAACATTGTTATGAGTGAACAACCAGTAAATGTTAAACAGTTAGTAATTCAAGAATACGCAAAGTGTGCCCAAGACCCGGCATACTTTATGCGTAAGTACTGTTATATTCAGCACCCCCAAAGAGGTAGAATCTTATTCAATCTTTATCCATTCCAGGATAAGGTACTCTACTTATTTAGAGATCATCAGTTCTTAATTACTCTTAAATCCCGTCAGCTAGGTATTTCAACTCTAGCGTCGGGATATGCTCTGTGGCTGATGATCTTCCACAAAGACAAGAACGTACTTGCTCTTGCAACCACTCAGGCTACTGCTAGAAACCTGGTAACCAAGGTACAGTTTATGTACGACCAGCTTCCTAGCTGGTTGAGATTAAAAGCAGTAGAAAAGAACAAGCTATCTTTAAGATTAACCAACGGATCCAGAATATCAGCCAAATCATCTAACTCAGATGCTGCCCGATCGGAAGCTGTATCTCTGCTACTGATTGATGAGGCTGCGTTTATTGAGAATATTGATGAGACTTTTGCTGCAGCACAGCAAACCCTGGCAACGGGAGGTCAATGTATGGCCCTATCTACCCCAAACGGTGTAGGTAACTGGTTCCACCAGACCTGGGTTAAAGCAGAAACAGGAGAGAATTCATTCGTACCTATTAAGCTACCCTGGACTGTTCACCCGGAAAGAACCCAAACCTGGAGAGACCAGCAGGATGCTGACCTAGGACCTAGAATGGCAGCACAAGAATGTGACTGTGACTTCCTAGCATCCGGTGAAACAGTATTCGAACCGGAATATCTTTCCTTCTACGAACAGACTTACCAGAAGGATCCTAACGAAAGAAGAGGAGTTGATAACAACTTATGGATCTGGGAATACCCGGACTATACAAAATCCTATATGGTAGTTGCCGACGTAGCAAGAGGAGACGGAGCTGACTACTCTACCTTCCATATTATGGATATCGAGTCGGCTACGCAAATAGGAGAGTATAGAAGTAAAGTATCTCCTAAAGACTTTGGTAATATCTTAGTAGGAATAGCCTCAGAATATAATAACGCCCTACTGGTGGTAGAAAACGCATCAATGGGATGGGCTACAATCGAGCAGATCCTAGAAAGAGAATATCCAAATCTCTACTACTCCTCTAGATCGGATCAGGATACAGTTGAAAGCTACATGGCAAAGTACGAAAGAGGTAATTTAGTGCCCGGCTTTACTATGTCTATGAAGACCCGTCCGCTGGTTATTGCTAAGATGATGGAATATATCCGGGATAAATCGGTAACTATTCAGTCAAAAAGACTGCTGGAAGAGATGAGAGTCTTTGTTTGGAAGAACGGAAAGGCTCAAGCTCAAAGCGGATACAACGATGACCTTATTATGGCTTTTGCTACTTCATTATACGTTAGAGATACGGCTTTAAGACTACGCCAACAAGGTATGGACCTGGCTAGAGCACAGTTATCTTCATTTTCCAGCCTAAATAATCGACAATCTGCCGTGTATAATGTTGGAAATATGCAAAATAATCCGTATAATATAGATACTCCGCACGGTAAAGAGGATATCTCTTGGTTATTCCGCTAGGACTATTTATATATAAACTGCTTTTAAATGGCTGATACTTCCTTATTTAGTAGATTACAGAGATTGTTCTCTACCGACGTAGTAATTAGAAACGTCGGTGGCAATCAGCTCAAGGTAGCAGATGTCAATCACATTCAGAGTACAGGTCGCTACGAGACTAACTCTCTTGTTGATCGCTTCTCAAGACTCTACATCTACAATAATAAAAATATTTTTAACCCAAACCTTAACTACCAGACGTTAAGGATTCAGCTTTACTCAGATTATGAAGCTATGGATTCCGATCCAATCATTGCTTCGGCCCTTGATATCTTAGCAGATGAGGCTTGTTTGAGAAACGATATGGGAGATGTTCTCACGGTTAAGACCTCTGATGAGAATATTAAAAAGATTCTAAATAACTTATTCTACGACGTACTTAATATTGAGTTCAATCTTTGGTCATGGACTCGCAATATGTGTAAGTACGGTGATTTCTTCCTCAAGTTAGAAATCGCAGAACAATTTGGTGTTTACAACGTCTTACCTTATACTGTTTACAGCATGGTAAGACACGAAAGCCAGGATCCTAACGCTCCTGCCAAAGTAACATTCACCATCGATCCAGATGGAATTGCATCATCTACCGATCCAAACTACATTCCTAGACATAAGGACAAAATTATTCAATTAGATAACTACGAGGTAGCGCATTTCCGTCTTCTTTCTGATACTAATTACCTTCCTTACGGCCGCTCTTACTTAGAGCCAGCCAGAAAGGTATTCAAGCAGTTAATCCTTATGGAAGATGCGATGTTAATCCATCGTATCATGAGAGCTCCTGAGAAGAGAACTTTCTACATCAACGTTGGTAACGTACCACCTAACGAGGTTGAGCAGTTCATGCAGAAGACTATCAACCAGATGAAGAAAACTCCTTATGTGGATCCTCAGACCGGTCAATACAACCTGCGTTTCAATATGCAGAATATGATTGAAGACTTCTACATCCCGGTTCGTGGAGGAGATACTGCAACTAGAATCGATACTACTAAGGGTCTTGATTACGACGGTACAAACGATATCGCTTACTTAAGAGATAAGATGTTTGCCGCTCTTAAGATTCCAAAGGCATACTTCGGTTACGAAGGAGACCTACAAGGTAAAGCAACTCTAGCTGCCGAAGATATCAGATTCGCTAGAACAGTTGAAAGAATCCAGCGCATCATCGAATCAGAGCTTACCAAAATCGCTCTTATTCACTTATACACTCAGGGCTACAAAGGAGAGAGCCTAACAAACTTTGAGCTTAAATTAACTACTCCTTCTGTTATTTACGAACAGGAGAAAGTAGCTCTACTAAAAGAAAAGGTAGATTTAGCAAATCAGATGATGGAGAGTAAGTTATTCTCTTCTGACTTTATCTACGAAAACATCTTTAACCTATCTGAAGATCAGTACAATGAAATGCGTGATCTTATCAGAGAAGATAGTAAAAGAACCTTCCGTCAAACTCAAATTGAGAACGAAGGAAACGATCCAGCCAAGTCTGGTATATCTTATGGAACTCCTCACGACCTTGCTTCGATGTACGGCCGTCGTGGATCAGAGACATCTAAAGTACCTGTAGGATATGATGAACTGGTAGGAGAACCTAACCCAGAAGGTCGTCCAAGAGAGCATATGTCTCTATACGGAACTCAAAATGATCCGCTAGGAAGAGACAGACTTGGACAACATGATATGAAAGGAGGCTACGAATCCGAAAACGATAAACTGAAGGAAAGTAGTCTCGCTACTAAGTCCGTGTTCTATCAAAATCAACATCTATTCAAAGAGCCTAAAAAGCTAATTTTTGAAGAAGAGCGTGCTGCTGAAACTAGTACTTTACTAGATGAAAGCAATATTAAGGATTTAGATAAGTAACATATATTTATATTAGTAGAATTACATACTCATGAAAATTAAGCATTCAAAGTATAAAAACACC